AAAGATTACTTATTAAGAAGAGCATTTGGTTCTTGGAGTAGAGTACTTAGCGTAGTCTCAAAAAGATACCCAGTAGACGTAATAGTCACACCAGAAGTAAAAGAAGCACCTGCTGAGAAAAAAGCACCTGCTAAGAAAGTGGAGAAAAAAGATGTCAAGTAAAATTTATCATTGGACTAGCACTTTCAAATCACTAGGTGAAACTGATGATGGCGGTATAGATATTAAAGGTTCTGCAAGTACAAATGGTATTGACAGAGCTGGAGATATTATTGAAAGCGATGCATGGACAAAAGGTGGATTAGAGAATTTCAAAAACAATCCAATCATTTTGTTTAATCACAACTACGACAAACCAATTGGTCGTGCAAAAGATTTAAAAGTTACAGAAAACGGTTTAGAAATATCTGCAAAGATATCAAAAGCTGCTGGAGATGTAACACAATTAATTAAAGACGGTGTCCTTGGAGCTTTTTCTGTCGGTTTCAAAGTCAAGGAAGCCGATTATATGACAGAAACCGATGGATACAAAATAAAGGACGCGGAGCTTTTTGAAGTTTCTGTAGTATCAGTACCTTGCAACCAAGGGGCAACCTTTGGCTTAAGCAAGTCATTTGATAGTATGGAGCAATACAACGAGTATAAGCAAACTTTTTATAAGGCTAACCCAGCAGAATCAGCAGACGCTGTTAATGTTGAGCAGCCAAGAAGGGAGGAATCCCATAACATGGAGACAAATATGTCAAAAGAAAATAAATCTCCTGAAAGCAACTCAGAGTTCAATCTTGAGGCATTCGCAAAGCAAGTAGCTGCAGATACAGCTGCTGAAATTGCAATGAAACAAGCTGAACAAAAAGCTGCTGAACAGAAGGCTGCAGACGAAGCTGCTCAAAAAGCAACTGACGACGCCGAAGTTCAAAAAGCTGCTGAAGTAGCAGATCAGGAAAAAACTAAAACTATAGTTGAAGCAGGTCTATCAGGAGCTGAAAAGCTAATGAATGACGTGGAATCTAGAGTTAATGAGAACTATTCTAACTTAGAATCAGTTGTTAAATCTCTTGAATCTCAACTAGCTGAGAAATCAGAAGAAATCATGAACATCAGAGAGTCTAAAAGACATTTCTCTGACAGAAATGGTCAAGGCGATTGGAAGAAAACTTTTGAGCAAGATATCGTTGACGCAAAATTTGCTGGTCTAGCGACTGGTAAAGGATGGGACAGTGAAGTTGCTAAAGGTGTGATGGAAAAAGTTAACACTCATTCAGGTGTGCAAGTTTCATCAGCTGATTTCGAACAAATCGTTTCAACAAACATAGAAAGAGATATTCAAAATGAATTAGTCTTAGCTCCTCTATTTAGAGAAGTACCAATGACTTCTGCAAACATGATTATCCCAATCTTACCAGATAGCGGTTACGCTGAATTTACTTCAGGGTCTGCTGTAGCAAACGACAATTTAGATATGAGGTCTGCTTCTTATGGTGACGATGCTGGGGTATCTATGGCTGAAAGAACTCTTTCAACTAAAAAACTTATCTCTCAATCATTCCTAGGTAATGAAACTGAAGAAGATGCAATCTTACCAATCCTTCCTTTAATTAGAGAATCAATGGTAAGATCACACGCTAGAGCAATTGAAAACTCAATCCTAGCTGGTGATGATGCTGACGGAGTATTCGGTACTAGTGGAGCTTCTTTCGAAGGTTTACTACACTTAGCAAGAAATGACAGTGACTACACACAATCAGGAACTGCTTTTGCAACTGATAAAATTGTAGCAACTGACTTACTTGAAATGAGAAAGAACATGGGTAAATATGGTGTGAACCCAAGTGAAGTAGTATATATTGTTTCACAAAGATCATACTACGAACTATTAGAAGATGCAGAGTTCCAAGACGCTAACCTAGTTGGCGACATGGCTACTAAGCTTTCTGGTGAAATTGGTCAAGTATTCGGTTCAAGAGTACTATTATGTGACGAGTTTGCTACACCAGCAGTTTCTAAGTTCGGAGCTATCGCTGTTAACCCAAGAAACTATGTAATGCCAAGATTAAGAGGCGTTACTGTAGAATCTGACTACGAAGTTATTAATCAAAGAAGAGTCTTAGTGGCTTCTCAGAGATTAGGATTCACTGACTTAATTGACGGTGCAACTTCTAAATGGGCTTGGATGTACAAAGCTAGCTAATATTAGCGCAATACGGTTTCAGGGAGTGTACCTAACACTCCCCCTTTTTAATTATGGCGAATTTAATAACATTACAACAGTATAAAAACTTTGCAGGTCTGACAGGACAGTCTGAAGACGCAAAGATTAATGTAATTATACCAGCCATCAGTCAAGCAGTAAAAACTTATTGCGGGACGAGTTTTGTAGACTATTATTCAAGTGCAAAGACAGAATACTATGACATCAATGATCAGTACACTAATGCAATAATACTCGATGAAAGTCCAATTGTGAGCGTGACTTCAGTTGCCGAAAGGAAGAAGCAATCAGACTCATATACGACACTAGTAACAGAAAACTCCGACAGTAGCGGAAAATACGAATACATAGTAGATGAAGTAGCAGATACTATTTTTAGAACTACTGAATCAGGAGACAAGATGTTTCCACAAGGAAGAAAAGCGGTAAAAGTTGTGTATACTTCAGGGTATGCAGCAACACCGGAAGATTTAAAACTAGCGTGTTTTGATTTAACTAAGTATTACTTAAAAGATGAAAGAAAAGCAAACTTATCTATATCAGGCGCCCAGATACAAAATCCTGTATCAACAAGTCTAAGAGAAAACATAGGTTTTCCAGACCATATTAAACGTATATTGGATTTTTATAAGATACATAAGTAATGGTAGATGTTACAAAAAAAGTAGTAGTAGGCAAAACAGTAAAATATGACAGACTACTAAAACGACAAAAACAAACAATATTTACAGGTACAAGAAAACTACGAAATGAACTTGCAGAATTAGAAAAAGCTCAAATAACAAATTTAGATAAATTTTTATCGGAGGTAGGAGTAGTTTTGAATGACCCTATATTTAAAACCCAAAGATTAGAGGGAGTATTAGATATATTACAAAGCAGCGCACCTGTTAACGAATTAAGAATAGCAGTCACTAAATTAACCAGAGAGCTAGACGTAATAGTAGAATTAGACCATACGAGTATGGAGCCTGTAAATGTTAGTCTAAGTTTAACAATTAGAGCAATTGAATCAATTATTCGAGATATAGAAACTTATGGAAAACAAAATAGAAAAAGTGATGATTTTGTAGAAACTTATGGAGATGGTTCGAAATTCACAGAAGGAAGTATAGCAGATTTAAGAAGAGTAGCTACAAACATACGAAAATTAAGAATAGCAAGTCAAATTAGTACTGTACAGGGAGGCTATGTAGAAGCTGATGAGTTAAAAGCTGGTATGGAAGTTTATAGAAGGGCAGGCGGAAAGTATAGCATAGAAGAATTAAAAACTAAAGATTTACAGGGGTTGAAAGACGGAAAAGTAATTTCCACGATAGAGATAAAAACGAAAGAGAATCATATTAAGAAAAGTAAATTTCAAAATATGATAGGAAGAGCCCGTATTCAAGTATTGGGGAGTAAAACGGAAGCAGAAGCAGACGTAAACAAGTTACTGAAAGAAATAAAAAAGATAGGGCCACAGAATATTGAAGGTTCTAAAACTATAAAAACTGTACTAACAGAACAATTGGCAGATACTTTAGCAGGAAAAAAAGTAAAAAAGTATAAGTCCCGTACTAGTAAGAAAACAAATTATTCTGTTCCTCTACCTAAAACTACTAATAAATTAAAAAGCAAACTAAGTAGAATAAGCAAACAAGCACAAGGTATAGTAGCTATTTCTAAACTGAAAGCTGCTGGTAAAAGATCAGAAAGTAAAAGAGAATCAGGGTCTTTACAAAAAGAACTAAATAAATTAAAAAGACTTATAAATGCAAGATTACCTGCAGAAGTTAGAAGAAATATGGGAAGACCTGCTCTTATAAATAGAACAGGTATATTTTCCAACAGTGTAGAACTTTTAAATTTAAGAGACACAGGACAAACATATACAGGCGAATATACCTATATGTTAACTGGAGGAGGCACTAGTAAAAATAGGCAGGGAGTTTACTCGACATTTGAAAACTTAGGCACTAAGCAATGGCCTTTAGGGTATAACCCCAAGCCTTTAATATCAAAGAGCATAAGAAATTTAGCTCAAAAAGAATTAGGGAAAAAATTTACACTTAGGAGAATATAATGGCAATAAGAACTCAAAGAAAAAAGATAGCCGAAGGTCTTGTAAGTAAATTTAAAGAAATTGATGGAAACCATCCATTTAACTCAAATATCTTTCAAAATGCTGACTCACACTTAGTATTTTTAGATGAAATACAGCAATACCCCAAAGTATGTGTTGTAGCAGGAGATGAAACACGACAGTACCAACCTGGAGGTTTTAAGTGGAGATTTTTAACAGTAACAATCAGGGCATATGTAGAAGATGCAAATGACCCTCAAGAAGTTTTGTCACTATTACTCGAAGACCTCGAAAGAGTAATT